ATAGGTCATCATCAATTATGCACTTCCATAGGCCTTGCTTTTTAATCCTAGCCTTAGCCTGATTGAACAAGTGGTAGTGCGGATCTGTCTCACGAGGCTCATGGGCAGGGATAGAGACAGCAAGGTGCAGGTTCATTGCTTGCTTATGTGCGTCTGTCACTGGTAGATTAACCTCTCTGCTAGATCACCCGGTGTCACAAGGGCGTCGGGCTTTTTACTTAGTGAATAGTTTGCATGCTCATATGCCTCAGATACAAGCTCTGAGCATATAAAGCCCTGTCTCCTAGCTAGGGATATCCATAGCTTAGTTGGAGGTAGTTTTAGGCCGAAGGCACGTAGGAAGATTACAAAGATATCTAGGTAACCATATGGCTTGCCTATTTGAGCTACAGCGTAATCTACTATCTCTGTGCGCTTTTCATCAGTAAGGCTATCCTCATGCTTATTCCAAGCAATGACAGGGTACTGATCTACCTTGCCAAACTTAACTCCAGTAGGTCTGGCTTCGACTATTGAGCCAGCACCGATATAGATAACGGCATGATTCCATCTACTTGTTGTAGTTAGTCTGATGAGGCCGCCAATAAAGCCGTTAGTCTTTACTACGCCGTAGTCACCAGGACGAGGCGTGTAAGACATTATTCTACCTCTACGTCGTCTACGTGCTGTTCGAAACGACCTTCTAGCTTAGCCACTTTAAGAGCAATCTTTTGTTGATTATCTCTAAGATCTTTAAGAAGAGGAATAATCTCTAGATTGATCTTATCGTTAAGAGATGATCCATGGTTAGGGCGTAATTCAGATAAGTAGTGCTTTATAGTCCAACGAAAACCAAAACCTATTGCTCCTAGAATTGCAAGCGCTGCAGAGATTCCCTGCAAAATATTGATTGTATTATTGCTCACTGAATCTCTCCAATAAAATAAGCCGGCGTATGCACATATTGTGCACTACACCGGCTTATCTGTATCGCTAAACGTAACTACTTGAGTGTACTTACAATCTCCTGACCACGGTACATTGTCTTACCTTTATGGATATGTACTTGATCAAAATGGAAGCTATCATCATCTCCATCTTTAAAGAAGATAACGCTTACGCCTTGCTGCCAGTTTTCAAAATACTGAAGAGCCTGCCCTTTACCATCAACACCACCCTTAACCGACGGTACAGCCCCATCAACTCTGCAGAGGCAGCCAGGTGAGAATGACACACTTTTGATAGACTGATCCCGATCAAAGACAGTTTTGCTTTGTTGTTCCATACGATGTGTATGACCAAAGAGCGTGGAAATATTTGGATTAGAATTCGCATATTGAGCAGCCGTAGAGCCAGATGAATTAGCCCTATCGCCGTGCATAGCACGAAGACGCTTATTAATCCAATGTGCAGCAGCTGGGTAACCATCAATAAACTCCACTCCTAGTTCATCGCAACGTAATAGATTTTGTAAACTTAATACTGGCCATGAATCTGGCATGTTTGCTACTTTTATACCGTAAGCAGCAGCAGCGTTGTTATTAACGAAACGAGTGAGACGCTTATCGTGATTACCTTCAAGAAGAATAATTCTTGCATCCATCCCGGCATTAGCACGTTGCTCAGCAAGGAAACGATGGCCACGATTAATAGCAAGTTGGGCAGTGTGTGCAAAGTTAGTCTCCTGTTCATAAGTACCATACATAGGTAAGTCTAGGAAATCTCCTAGGTTAATAACTTGGGCAAGAGGGTGACCGTGGTCTAATCCTACAATTTGCAAAGCCACATCCATGGCGTCTTCGTCATGAAATGGATCTAATGATCCATCTTCATACTTACGGTAACCAATTTGTGGATCGGGAAGAGCTACAGCTACCTTCCAGTCGCTGCTAATTAAAGCAGGTGTGCGAACCTTAGGCTGCACAATTGTTGGGGCGGCCTGCTGAACCGGTTGCCAGGCAGGGCCTTCTCCCCACTTAGGAGAAAGAATAATCTTTGTATCATCAGGATTTGTAGAAAGACTTACCTTGCTGATCTTTCCCACATCATCTGCGGTTAGGCCATTGGCCTTAAGTAATTTATCAATGGAGCTCAGTGCACCATCGGCTTTAGCGGTATTGTATGCGTCTTCTAGCGACATGAGCAGTTCCCGTTTCTATGTTCTTTGAGAGATGTTAGTCCGAATGGTGCACCTGCATTTTTGTATAGCGTATGAAGGCTCCTCGTAGAGAAGTCCTCATCATTTAAAGATTCTAGGAAAGCTCTGTGATCGGCTTCCGTTAAAAAATTGGCCCACTGGCCCACTACGCATTTACCAGCAACGTAGGTATTCTCTTCTTTTGCTTTAGAATACAAAGCATCTAAACTCATTGCGCCCCCCCAATTAGTAATAGCAGGACAACCTAAGTCATCCTGCTATCAGTATATCCGATTTAGTAGGAAGTTTCCATTCCTTCAGACCATGAATCCTTCTGACGGATTGTTGCTGGACTTACAACACGGCCATTAGCCTGTGTTAGTCCTGCTTCTGGTGCTGTTGGCTTTGCATAGCTTGCGCTAATGCCATAACGAGCACCTAGACGTTCCTGTCCTGCGTAAGGGCGGTTAGCACGAACGCTTGGGGTCTGGATTGTTGGGTCAGCAGCAGCGGTGCTACCTTTTGCAACAAGCTTACCCTTTTCAGGCTTAGGAGCGGTGAAAGAAACGCCCTTGCCTTCTGACTTACGGCCTTGTGTATTTTCAGCTGCTACTGCAGCATCAATATCTGATTTTGCCATGTTGGTACCTAACTGTTAGAGATCTCTTGGTACTAATAATAGATTAACTTACCGAGATTGTAAAGACTATTGCAGAGATGTTGCCATCCCTTGACTCTACTGTGGTAAATCCTGGACGGCAATTAAGATCTAAACCACGAGGGGCCACATAGCCTCTAGCGATAGCGATTGCCTTTACTGCCTGGTTTACTGCTGAAGCTCCTACTGCCCGGAGCTTAATCTGTGGNGCCTCATATAGTGCGTGTGCAATAGCTGAGCCTACAGCTTGGGCATTTGATCCTGCGCTTACACGCAAGAAGTTCTCTTCTGAATCAGTCACGATTTTTAGTCCTTTAGGTTCGATTTGTATTCGCCCACCTAAAGGCATATATTACGGTGTATCGCCGTATCCCGCATCCCTAATTAGCTTTACAAAATCTTCTAATCTAAGACAGGCCATGAACTCCCCAACAGAGGCCTCTCCCTGCCCATTTAAGCGGAGAACAACTACAGGTAGGTCTTTCTCATTAGAGCGTTCCTTAAGCTGCTTCATAGCCCCGCTAGGGTTGAAATCAGCCCTAGCCTTTACTTCCCAATCAATACCAACAGTACCGGTAATATCAGTGCCAGATCTACCAGCACCCGTACTTTCTGCGAATGGAAACCCTCGTTTAGCAAGGTACTCAGCTACTAACTTCTGTGTCCGGTAGCCCCGATGTTTCCTGCTCTGGCTTGGCATTTAATCCCTCCCGCTCTAAGTACTCGTCAATCATTTTTTGATTATCAGCCATCTCAGCCTCAATCATAGCAATCTGACCTTCGGTAAGCTGATCTTTACCAGCCTCAAACATTTGTTTACCTAGCTCTTGAGCTTGCATAAACCGAGCCATATTAAATCGTTCACGGGCTTTAAGAAATTGGGCTTGTTCTGCTTGTCGTGCTGCAATTTTTTCTTGACGTTTACTCATGTTCTACCTTTCTTTAGGCCACTGTAATTTTTGAAAACCTCTGAGGCGGTATAGTCACTATTTTTACTTCCACATCCTGGCAAACTTACTAAAAGTAGGAAGCCCACTAATAATATGCCAACGCCGTCCATGCCAAGCAAAACACACGCCCAGGGTTGCCTTATGTGCATCAAAGTCTATAGAATAATAACGGTAGAACCCTTTAAGGTTTTCATATTTTTTAATAGCCTCTGTAATCCACTCTTCTTCACCGGGCAAAAAATCGTCCCATTCCCCATAACCATCGCAGTCTGGGCAGATAGAGATATCATCATCAAAGTCTGACTTAGTAAACACAACAGAATGGTCATCTCCGATAATGCCATCTGGCGTTGCTTCTCTAAACTCGCTTAGGTATAGCCAGCCCTGTCCATCACAGTCATAACAAATCATGCTGAGAACCTCCTAGTTCTTGATCGCATACCGCCCCCATCTGAAGTGCGGCGAGTTAGCTCACGAGAGACTACTTGTGAGTCCCTCTCTACATTGAGAGTACGAGTCTCAATTAACTTACGAAATGCGTACTTAATATCAAGCTCATGCTGTAGATCAATGATCTCCTGAGTAGAAGCAATCTGTGCCTTGATAAGAGCGATTCGATCGCCCTTAGCTCCGGTCCAGTTCTTGATCATGCCGGCAGACTCAGCCCCGTCTAGAGCTCGTTGGGCTTCCCTCTCATTAATAATAGCAATAGCCTGAGCACCAGCTAGATGATCATTCCACTGAGTAAACTGAACAAAGAGATCCATAAGGCCCTCATCATCCAGCTCGGTAATATCACGAGGTAGGTTTGGAATATCAAACTCTGGCTTAGCTGTCAATGAAAAGCCAAGCTCATTTAATGATGATAATACATCTCTACTAATACTCATTTAGTTTCCTTTCCAGTACCGTCACAATATGGACAAAGGCTCCAGCCAGCATGATCAGCATCAAGCCTAAGATCAGGCCAAGACCAATCTACTGACTCACCTACAGCGTAATCCTCAGTAGATTCGTAATCTAACCTGTCTTCAACAGCAATATAACCATAACCATCGCAGTCATAGCAAGTCATCCCAACTCCTTCTCAATCGCTTGAATAGTAGGGCAGGGGTAAAGGATTACAGGTGCATCCATAGGACGGCTATCCATGCAAGCACTGCATAGTGTCATCGTGTTACCCATGGTTGGCTTATGCAATTCCACTACTGCGCGAAGGGCGGGGTATGCATTAGTTCGTGCAGAAACTTCTGCAACTAAATCTTCAAGTCTGTCTATTTCTGCCAACAATTCATCGTGGGTCATTCATTTTCCTCGCTTCCTCAATAGCATCTTTAGTAGTTTGATTAGGTTCATTCGCGTATTGCTCTTCCATAAAGTCATGGTGAGCATTCTCTACTGCTAATTTATCTAGCAAGTTATTAACACAATACTTAACTGAGTATTCGTAGGTATTACCGCAATCTCCGCATTGCCAAATTAATTCGTCTAGGTTCACTTCAACTCCTTCTCAATCGCTTGGATAGTTGGGCAGGGGTAGGTAAAACCAATATCGCAACCTTCACAATTTTCACCCCATTCTCCATCGGGCAAAGTTATTTCTTGAGGCTTATGCAATTCCACTACTGCTAGAAGAGCAGCGTGCCATTGATTTCCCCACACCATTCGCTCATCTATATAGCCAGTTGTCCTATTTAACTTTGCCAGCAATTCATCGTGGGTCATTTTGCCTCCTGGAATGGGGCGCAACGCTTGCAGCCCTTGTTAGGATCAATACTGCAAACTGGGGGGCGGCTATTCTCAGCTGCCCAAGCTACATCCAAAGCCTTATCAAAGATCTCTGCTGTAAACTCTGGATTGTAAGTTACTACGAACTCTTTGTATTCCTGATTAGCTTTAAGTTCATAGATAAATACAATCTCTTTTGGTGCAACCTCTAACACGCCCTCTTCAACCATTAGGTGACATAGATGTAGGTATACCTGGCCCTGTAGCTGGTGGGCACGGAAAGGAGTCTTGATATTCTTCCAGGCTTTCTCAACGTTATCATCAGCCTGAGCCATGATTGCTGGAGCTTCCATACGGATGCCGCCTGAACCAATAGATTTAATTTCAATAAGGCAGTCATCGCCTAAGCCTTTGATCCAACCGTCAGCGTGACCACGCATCATATGCTTGTCGCTACGTAGAGGCACTTCCATGTAGGTAGGGATCTCTTCCCAACCTAAGTCAGTAAAGCTAGATGATGATGACCAGAAAGGTGCTAGCTTTGGCGTAGACCACTTACCATAGAGAACGCCCATCT